GGTCAGGATTTCAGGGTTAATCGAATAAGGCAGCGCGGACAGGTTGGCAGACCAACATCTGCCCACTTGCTAGTCAGGCGTACGGTATAGCCACAGGTTGTCGGTTCGCCATCTTGGTAAATCCGCTCTTCGCAAATTGCTTTGAGCATTCGCGTGGTTTGCGTCTTGTGAACGCGAGACACGTTAAGACTAGCGTGAGGGTAAGCGCCAAGGGATTCGATCAGGTCTTTGAAGTTGGTCTTGAACGCCTCGCCGCCGTGGGTGCTAGTCGGCTTGCCCTCTAGCCATACCTTGCGGATGACTGTGGGGAATCGACCTTGGTGACCGTCCCCGTCAGTGGCAGCGTGGCACAACTCATGCATGAGCGTGGCAAACACCGTATAAACATCATCGATCACTGGCGATACGCTGATCTCATGCGAACCGTCAGATGATGCCGCCGGACTCCAGTGTTCGCCAATTGCCTGAGTTTTTGACCGCGCCTTGCTACTGGGGAATCCGCAGGTCACCCGCAGCGCGTCAGGCAGCGGGAAACCGATTGATTGAAAGAGCGGACGCAACTCAGCGACCGCAGCCTGTAGATACTCTTCGCGTGTTTTGTACATTACTTACCCCAACCGAATCGTTTAGCGCAAACCGCGCCCATACCCTTAGCGACTGAATCCTCATCCGACAGGTCACGCGCACAGATTGAACAGCGCCCGTATTTTTTGCCGTAGGCAATTGCAGCGCTTTCAGGGTCAGCAGCAGCCGCGACAATGGCGTTGCCCTGTTCAGCGGTGCAATCCCGCGAACGAAACAGACTGCCGCCCTGAACCTTGCCAAGGTAAACATCACCCGACTTAACGTAGATTGAACCTGCGTTTTTACCGTTGACTGAGGCAGGGCTGAAGACAAAGTCAGCAAGCCTAAGCTTGGGGTACTTCGCACCGTCTGCTTTAGCCTTAGCAAAGCAGGTCTCTATTGCACTGATGTCTACGACTGGCTTGGGTTCGGCAGCGCGAACAGCATCCGCAGCACCTCGCGCCATGCACTTGCGCAGCGCAGCCAACTGGTTGTCGGTCAGTCTGCCAAAGCGTTTCAGCGCACCTTGCAGGGAAACGGCAAAGGGAAACGACTGGTCAAACAGCCAGTCAATCTCAGGTTGGTAAGCAGCCCAGTAGGTTTGCAGGGCAATTTTGGTTTGGTTCATTTAAGCCTCACAGTTATTTGCATGAGACCGCCGGAGCGGTTTCGGGAAATCATCCCATCATCAGTCATGCTGTAGATCAGCCCCACAGGGTAAAGGTAAACAGGATTGCCGCAACAGACACGCACAGGATGGCTGCGTCAATGATCAGGTCGATTAGCTCTTGCATAGTTAAACCTCCAGTGAGTGCATGAAATCGTTGTCGGTGTAGTCAGCGACCGTCTCATCATTGTCTAAGCAGGGGATGATCAGCGCCCAACCGATCTCGCTGCCCTCAGCATTGCGAATCCTGATCTGTGCCTCTTCAACTGATTCGATTGCCTCGATGATCGCCTTGTAAGAGACGCTGCGTTTGACCTGCCATTCCTCGCCATCCCACACGCTGACCGTGTTGCCAGTGGTCTTCAGGATGTTGCGGACTAATTTTTTGTAGCTTGCTGTAGTGCCGTGGTTTGTATACATGGTGTTGCTCCGTTGGTTGGTGAAAGTGAATCAGCCAACGCCCTGACATCAAGGCGCTGACGGTTAACTTTCGTCTCTAGCGCGCATCTCACGACAGGCGCTAGGCTAGGGGGCTTTTCTTGATGCCCCTGCAGTACTTTTATTAAGACCGCAACGTGTTAGTCGGTCACCTGATTGAGTCTGCGCCTCAGGTTCGGGCTAGTAGTGGCAGTGATTGAACCTGTGGCTGGTAGAGGTTCGACACACTGAAAAGAGCGGTGCTGCTGTTACTAAGTATTCTTTAGTGCCTGTTACTGGGGTGCTGCAGCCCTGATTTTAGACGCAAGTGTTTAAACGGCGCAAGCGCTTTTGTTGTATTTATGATTTCATTACCTTGTATGGGGCTTTTGATTATTGGAAGTGAGGGTTTCGCAAAACAGAAGACGACCGATTTAAACGCCCTTGGTGCGGTTTGTTTGAAAAGACAGGCTACCCCCTTACCCACCTCGATAAAAACTCTAATGAAAACTTAGTGCCTGATGCATAGGGTTAAAGCCATGTCAATTCGTTTTTTTGGAAGAGGGGGTTTCGCAAAACAGAAGACGGCCGATTTAAACGCCCTGTAAGCGCTCAAAATGAAAAGACACACTACCCCCTTGGCTACCCTCAAAAATAATCTAAGGCAAGTTTAGTTGTGGATAACCTGTGGATAACTGCGAACAGGTGTTGACAACCAAGCAATCCTGAGCGAGGCTCAGGTGATCAGGGCTTGGGGTTCAGGCTCAACATGACCAACAGGGTGAAATGATGCGACATGATCAGGCAGCGGGAAGTGAGGCAGGGTGTCCGGATGAAAGCCAGGCGGCTGGCGAACGGGATATTGAAAGCAGCGCGACCGTTGACCAGAGCGAGCGGCTGCGAGCAGCGGTCGAATCGATCTCTGAGAGACGCACTAAAGACGGAAAGTTATACGGAGTGAAGCTAGATACAAAGGGACGCATCACTGCTAAACAGAGGCTATTCGCAAGCCTGATTGTGCAAGGCAGCTCGCCAAGAGAGGCGTACAGAAAAGCGTACAACTGCCTGACCGCGAATGAGTCAACCGTGGCGGTGAGTGCGAATCGACTAATGAACGATCCGAAAGTGAGTGTCCTGCTCCAGTCATCCCTAGACAAGCGTGAAGAAAACCTAGTCAGCGATGCGGTAGCGACACGCAGACACGTTATGACTCAGCTACTTGACCATGCAGCCAACATGAAGAGCGAGGGTAGCAAGCTAAAGGCACTGGAGTTGATCGGCAAAGCAGTAGGAATGTTCACTGACAAGGTAGAGCAGACCATCGAGGCGGTCAGCACGGAGCAGCTAAAGGCTGAACTTGCAACGCACCTTGAACTGTTGGACGGTGCGACCAAGCACTGAGGGTGTAAACAGGGACAGGGTTTAAACGGCTTTCCCTGAGTTTGACCAGTTCCAACCCCTGAGGGTTTAAACATCTAATCTATCCGGCTATCTAATCTGCGTTTAAACAGGCTAGGCGTTTACACGGCTATCGTCTCAGCGTGGCAATCCGACCCACGGCACAGCGAAGCTGCCATGCGCGACCCCACCCACTCCCCACCCCCGGGATTGGGCGTCATGCCCACGTTCACACCTACACTGTATTCCACACATCCCACCACTAACCAATCTCAATACGAACGTTCGCAAAAGCAACTCGTTGCGTATGCATAGCACCCCCCCTGCAAATATTCCTTGACACTGTTTAAACATAGTATCAGAATACCCCCCAGAACGTTTCTATTTTGTTCACCCCGGGGGGTATATATATTTTGAAAGATAAACTTGTTGCACTTGATCCAGAGCTTTTGTTCGCCGATGGCTATGATGATTGCATCATGGGCTTAACGTTTAAAGACGGCGTAGCTGTGGTTATATACAGTGCTGACCTGATGATTGAAAAGCTCTGTGAAGAAATGACTGAAAAAGAGGCTCAAGAGTTTTTTGACTTTAATATTTACGGAGCTTATGTTGGTGAACGTACCCCTGTGTATTGGTATGGATTATGAGAAGCAGCAAAGCTGCGTATCATGGAGCGTAGCGACATGACCCCTAAACAAAAGTTAGTGTTAGATTTTATCTACACATACGTCCGAATCAAAGGCTTTGCGCCCTCTTACGCAGACATTGCGACAGGGCTTGGCATGAAGAGTAAGTCAAACATCCACAGGCTGGTACATGAGCTGCGTAAAGAGGGATTGATTGAGATTAGACCGCACCTGATCCGTTCCATGAAGCTTGTGGATAAGTCTGTGGATAAGATTGCAAGACTATGAGTTTATTGACAAAAGACGAAGTCAGTAAATACATCAAACTGCTCGATGTGCTGCCAAGCAATTCGCCTGAGATATCCAAGATTCATCAGCTCTTGCAAGCTGACAAGGTTGAGCGCTGCAAAGAAAGCTTCATGCCTTTCGTCCGAGAGATGTGGTCTGCATTTATCCCGGGAAGACACCACAAGATCATGGCTGATGCTTTTGAGCGTGTTGCCTCCGGTGAGTTAAAGAGACTCATCATCAACATGCCACCTAGGCACACAAAGAGTGAGTTTGCCTCTTACCTCTTTCCCTCATGGTTCTTGGGCAAGTATCCTGAAAAGAAAATCATTCAAACCGCACATACTGCAGAACTTGCGACAGGCTTTGGACGCAAGGTCAGAAACCTTGTGAACAGTTCTGTGTATCAGAATGTGTTTAAGACCAAGCTATCTAGCGATTCTAAAGCCGCTGGACGCTGGAACACCCACGCCGGTGGGGATTACTTTGCTATTGGTGTTGGTGGTGCTGTGACCGGTAAGGGCGCTGATGTCTTGATCATTGACGACCCGCACTCAGAACAAGAGGCTATGCAAGGCAACCCTGAGGTCTACGACAGGGTGTATGAATGGTATGGCTCAGGACCTCGTCAGCGTCTGCAGCCGGGCGGGGCGATTATTATTGTTATGACTCGCTGGTCTAAGAGAGACTTGACCGGACAGATTATTAACAACTCTGTCAAGCGCGACGGTGATGAGTGGGAGGTCATTGAATTCCCGGCACTCATGCCTTCAGGGCTTCCGCTCTGGCCCGAGTTCTGGTCGCAAAAAGAACTTGAAGCGATCAAGGCTGAGATTCCCGTTGGGAAGTGGGAAGCCCAATACCAGCAAAACCCAACATCTGAGGAAGGCGCAATCATCAAGCGCGAGATGTGGAAGATATGGGAGCATGACTACGCCCCCGACTGTGAGTACATTATCCAGTCTTGGGATACCGCATTTGAAAAAAACAGCCGAGCCGACTATTCAGCCTGCACCACTTGGGGTGTCTTCTACAGGGACAACGAAGAGGGCAAAAACGTTGCTAACATCATCTTGCTTGATGCGTTTAAACAACGAATGGAGTTCCCAGAACTTAAAAAAAAGGCACATGAGCTGTACAAAGAGTGGAACCCAGACTCACTGATTATTGAAAAGAAAGCCGCCGGTGCGCCGTTAATTTATGAACTTCGCCAAATTGGCATCCCGTTATCAGAGTACACACCAAACAAGGGTTCTGATAAGATAGCCCGTGTAAACGCAATATCTGATTTGTTTGCATCAGGTTATGTCTGGTGTCCCGACACAAGATGGGCTGAAGAGGTCATGGAAGAATGCGCCTCGTTTCCAAACGGCGAGCATGATGACATTGTGGACTCAACCAGCCAAGCGTTGATTAGATTTCGACAAGGTGGGTTTGTCAGACTTGACTCCGATGAGGAAGACGAACCTGTTATTAGACGCAAGGCTGCGTATTACTGAGACACAATATGGCTATCGACAAAGCGCTGTACCAAGCACCAATGGGTTTAGAACAACTTGCTATGCAAGAAGCGCCATTGGAAATTGAAATTGAAGACCCTGAGTCAGTCACCATCCACGCCGGTGGACTAGAAATTGAAATCATGCCCACCGAGGATGATGGCAATTTTGATGAGAACCTTGCTGAAAAGCTAAATGACTCAGAGCTTGGCTTGATTGCCAGTGAGCTTGTCGGCGACTTTGAGTCTGACGTTGCCTCGCGCAAAGACTGGATTCAGACCTACGTTGACGGTTTAGAGCTTCTTGGTTTAAAGATTGAAGAGCGCACAGAGCCTTGGCCCGGAGCCTGCGGCATTTACCATCCGCTCTTAGCTGAGGCTTTGGTTAAGTTTCAAGCCGAAAGCATTATGTCGATCTTCCCCGCCGAGGGTCCGG